CCTTTAGCTAAACCACCTTTAAGTAGTTTATCAATACCAGGGATTCCCATTGGAATTGGGTGTCTGTAATCATCATCAAGTACCTGATCCATGTTAGAGAATACATCCATCGCACTTGTGTCTTTTGCTCCGACTTGTAATGCTCCTCTAACCATCTCTTCAAGGGCATCGTAGTTCTCAAATTCACCACCATCGATGATTTTTTGAGCCTTAGTCATAACCTTTTGTAATTCTTGTTGTTTACAGAATTTTAACGCCTTTTCCTGTACGAAACCTACGCCATCGATAGGTGCGTCCTTTATTTTCTTGATTGTATCCAACACTACTTTGGATGCTATCTCTTGTTGTAGTTCAGATTTAGTAATCTGTTCTAATGTTTCAAATGATGGTGTATGATCGTATTTTGTATAATACTCTCTAATCATTTGGATGATTATTTTGAAGTACTTATTTTCAAAATAATTGTTCTCAATCACATCAATGATTGAATGTGAAAATTCTTTATCTAGAATAATTTGATTAAGTAATTGTAATTGGAATGTGTTTCCTAGATATTCGAAATTTTTGTTTGTCGCCATAATTTTTCCTTCTGTTAGTAAAGATAAATACTATTAGTTTTGGATAAATTCAGGGTAAAAATAATTAAAATCTTTGCCTGAAAAAATGTCAGTCAGGCCGTTTAGTATCCCTTTTAACTTTGGGCGTAGGTCTACGGTGTATCTTACCTTCGGAGGGTACACTTTAGCATCAAACGTTCTCTGACAAATTGTCATGTCCCCAAGCTTAATATATAGGTTAAAATTTTCTTCACCATCAGTAATTGATGTGTTTAAAACCTCTGGATTCTCAGAAATTTCATATTTATTGTCCAACATATAGACAACCGAACGCATTTTCAAATCATATTGTAATTCACGACACAACATACCAATGTGGTCATAAAACTCCTCAGATTTGTGGGCATTTTTGTTGAATCCCTTAACATTAAAAAAACGTTGTACTACAATGTTATCATTACACATTAATAGAAATTCAACTTTTGTTACATCTTGATCTCTCATCTTGTTTTGTTTTGTTTTTTACTTTTTGTTTCTAAACTTTGTTTTTTCTTTTCTTGATAATTTTAAAAATGGTTTCAAAAAATTAACCCAAGCATCATCCCCTTTTGGTAGGTACTTGAAGAATCCGTCATCCATCATCATTCTAATTAGGTTTCTATGTCCTCTTCCGTCGGGATCCATCGACTCAGAATAATATTCCCTAACCATTTCTTTTCCCTCGTCATCAATTAAAGGTTCCGACAAATCTACAATTTTTTTATTGATTTTAAAAAAATCATCACCCATAATCCCTTCTTTGGTTTTACCACTGAGTAAATTTCCTAAAACAACATTTTTCTTTTGTTCTTGTAATAATAATTCACCCTTTGTTAAAATATCGGTTAAAGATATCTCTGAATCAAGTATCTCAGGAAAAAATTTAACTAATGTTTTCTCACCCATTAAACTTATCCCGTCAATGTTGTCCGAAGTGTCACCAGCAAGAATCTTAAATGTCATTACATTATAATGTGGAATTGCGCAATCTTTAAATTTAATTTTATCTCCAAATTTAAAATACTGTTTTGTCTGTGGTGAATAGATTGATACCTTTTCTGAAATTAATTGAGTTAGGTCTTTATCACTTGAGAATATTGTTTTCTCTTCGTCTAAAGAGATTTGACAATAGTATGCGATAAGATCATCGGCTTCCGAATTTTCAACCTCCAATTGTCTTATAAACATATCCTCAAGATACTGCTTAACTCTTGTTTTTTGTTTGTTAAATGAATCAATCTTCTCCTCATTAGGAGAAGATTTACGATTCATCTTGTATTTAGGGTATAGTAGTTTTCTTTGTGATGAATTAGTATCACTATCCCAAAAGACCATAACTTTGTTAAAGTTAGTTTCTTCTAAAAATTTACGGACTGTGTTAAGGAAATGCCAGGTCCCACCAATGTGTTCCCCATTATTATAGAAATCCTTAACTCCGTGAAATCCAATTTTTAATAAGTTGTTACCATCAACAATTAGTGTTTTGGTCATTTAATTTTTTTAAGTCGTTTGTAAATACTTTTTACTCGTCAGAATCATCATCAGATTCGTCCAAAGAATAATCTGAATATCCTAATTTTGTTTCCCAATAATCTGAATATTCTTTCTTATAGTTATCCAATGATTCTTTTGTGTCTGCAATATAACCTTGTGGTACCGCAATGATCTTACCATCTTTATATCCTAAACCATTAACGTGATTCTTCAATATAGATATTTTTGTTCTAATTGCAAACGATACTTTTCTACCATTCTTAGTCGCATCAATGTGACTAATGCCCGCTTTCTTTTGATTACCAAATAAGAACACTAATGATGATGCCAACCATATTGCCTCACCACCTTTAGCCTTGATTTCAGGTTGTCCAAATGGATTATCAGGAAGTAAGACCCAAGGTTGATTTAAGATCACTAAAGTGTTGTAATAAGGATAATCTTCTTTTTTAGATTTTGAAATTCTTGAGTGGATTCCCATTCCGATCTTATCCGCTAATACTTTTGCGTTGTGCATTCCACCACCTTTTCCGTCAAAAGTCATCTGACAAGGAATTGATCCAATACTATCCCATAAAAACAAAAGATTATAAGGAATGTCACCTTTTTCTTGTGAGTCAATAATATCGTTGATGAACTCTGTTGCTTGTTCAATTACATCAAATGAGTCGTTAAATATAAACATACCGTCATACTCACCATCTTCATTTTTTTCAGCCTGTAACCCTAACTCAATTGCGTGTTCCCAAGACCATTTCTTTTCAGTAATGATAAGAACAGGTAAGTGACCTTTCTTTTGCGCATCCGCAGCCGCAAGAATCATTGCCGTTGTTTTTGAAGTATTTGAGTGACCCAAAAACATATTTATACCACCCATAATAGGACCAGGTAATCCACATGATTCCAAAAACGCCTCACCACAATTATAAAAACTTTCGGGTTTGTACTTTGTTTTTGTCGAGAACTTACCTTTGATCGTCTCTAAAGATATTTCTCTTTTTCTTATCGCCATGTTATTGTGTTTTGATTTTAAAAAACATAGACACTCAGTATGTCCAAGTGTCTATGTTAAAGTTTAATTAGAATGGTAAATCTTCGTCAACCTCCACATTAGACTGAGGGTCTGACATTTTACTTTCAGGTTTTGAACCCCCACCCATAGAAATTTCTTCTTCTTGACTATTTAAGTAGATGTACTTTCCTGCGTCAGTGTCCCAACGTGGAGTTTCTCCTCTTGCAATTGCTTCAAGATATTCAACAGGTTTTTTAGAATATACGTCCTCCCAAGTCAACTCATCGTTGATCCAAGTAGAAGCTTGTTCAGCGTCTTCATGTGTTGGTGTTGGATCGTCATACATTACGGTTTGAATTACCGTGTATGTTGCACCTTTTGGTGTCTTTGCCTTTGTAAGTTCAAGGATTAAGTCACGACCATTGTCTGAATCGGTAACATCACCTTTAGCTTTCCAAATTGGAATGATTTTATCAAGGATTCCTTCTTGTTTGTAATTGTGTTTAAATCTCCAAAATTTAACACCGTCTTCTTCGTGGTCACGGTCAATTACTTTAACAATATAAAACTTACGAGCTTTGTATTGTGTTGCTAATTGTTTGTCGGATTCACGACCTGTAGACATTAACTCATCGTATACCTCATTCAAAGGTGAACGTTCGTTATCATTTTTTCCTGGATCGTAGAACTTTTGCCATTTACCATCAACATTGATTTCGTGGAACCAAACTTCCTTAAAAGGAGATGACCCATCAGTTGTAGGTAAAATACGGATTGTTCGTTGACCTTGTTTTTCGCTATCTTTAAGAATTGCCGCGAAATACTTTTTCATTCTTTCTTCTTGTGTGAATTTTGAAGTGGAAGAAGAACCACTTTGTTTTGAACTCTCGTACTGAGCCAAAACTGCATCTAAAACATTGTTTGTCGCCATTGTGTATATATTTATTAAAGGTTTACGTAGAAAATATAGTTATAAAAAGTAGTGTAGTCAATAAGGTTTTTAAAAAAAATAGAGA